CTTATAATGACGACAGAAATACTTCAAAATAATTTATATCAAAGAAGTCAAAATATTGAAACAGATAATTTACATTTTAATATAAATGTTGAAACTGAATTAGGTTGTGTAGTTTATGACGAGGTTCATTATATAAACGATGCTGACCGCGGAAAAGTATGGGAAGAGAGCATGATGATGTTACCACCACACGTTCAAATGGTAATGCTTTCGGCTACAATTGATAAGGCAAGTGTATTTGCTAAGTGGTGTGAGGATAGACATATAGGTAATACAGATAAAAAGGTCTGGTTAGCACCTACTAATCATAGAGTTGTTCCTCTTACTCACTATAGTTATATTGTTACACCAGATGGATTTTATAAACATGAAAAAGATAAGGAGATACAAAAGATGGTTCGAGAATATTGTGGCGATTTTCATATAATTCGAGATAGTAAAGGGAAATTTATAGAAGATACAGTTCATAAAACACGTAAAATTCTTAATATGTTAGAAAAGAAACAAATTCGTGTAAATAATTCTTTTGTTATAGAAAGTGTGCTTCGGTTTTTAAATCAACGCGATATGTTACCTGCTATATTCTTTGTCTTTTCACGCAAGAATGTTGAGAGATTTGCCCAAAGTGTTTCAATATCTCTTTTCCCAGAAGATTCAAAAATACCAAGTATAATTGAACATGAATGTAAAACAATATTACGAAAATTACCTAATCATGAAGAATATATTAATCTTCCAGAATTCCATTTTATTATATCATGTCTTCAAAAAGGTGTTGCTGTTCATCATAGTGGTATTATTCCTGTTTTTAGAGAAATGATAGAACTTTTATTTGCGAAAGGGTATATTAAAGCCCTTTTCGCAACCGAAACATTTGCTGTTGGAATAAATATGCCAACAAGAACAGTTGTATTTACATCGTTAAATAAATTTACTGACAAAGGAAACAGATGGATTCACAGTCATGAATATACACAGATGGCTGGTAGGGCTGGAAGAAGAGGTTTGGACACAGTTGGACATGTAATTCATCTCAATAATATGATGTGGGGAACAAACTACATAGATACATCAACATACAAAACTATATTGAGTGGTGTTCCCCAGACACTAACATCGAAATTTTCAGTAAATTTTGATATTATTCTTAATATGATCGAAATGGGTGTAGAATATAATAATCTTGAAGATTATTCAAGAAAAAGTATGCTTTGTGGTGAACTGGAAAGAATAATTAATGGTATTGATATACAAATTATAGGAATTCAGGAAAAATTATCCATGTTTGGATTTACTGAATATGATGAATGTAAATTAAAGGAATATATTACCACAGAAAAGAGTATGGAAACTATGAATAGCAATAAGAAAAAAAAGATGTATAAAATCCTTTCGAATATAGAAAATGAAATAACTGATTTTAATAAAAAGAAAGAAGCATATTATAGTTTTCATGAAATAAATAGAGACTTGAAGGATATGTTAAAAAATAAAAATACTATACTTATGTATTTTACCGATAGTATTCGAGTTAAATTTGATTACTTGCTTAGTAATAAATATATTGAGTTTAATGGTGACACATATATAAATACGAACAAAGGAAAAATAGCACTTCTTGTTAGAGAAGCTCCCGGTCTTACTATTGCTGACATGTTCGATGAAATTGCTTTTATTAATATGAATCCAATTGAAATGGTTGGATTTATTAGTTGTTTCACAAATATAAGAATTAGTCATGATATGAAGATCCATACACCACCGAAAAAAGATTTATATATAGGAGATAATTTAGAAATATCTTTAGAGAAAATGAAAATTTATATGGTTACTCATTCGGTTAGTCAAATGAGTGTAGGAATTCAAGATGTTTCCGAAGACCCTGACAACGATTTACATTATGATATTATTAAAGAAACGATTGATTGGTGTAATTGTGAAAACGAAAAAGAATGTACCGTTTTATTAAACAAAATTAAAGAAGAAAAAAACATATCTCCTGGAGAATTTATAAAGGCGATATTGAAGATTCATAATATTGTTCTTGAATTACAAAATGTATGTGAATATTTGGGATATATGGAACTTAATTATTGTCTTTCTCAAATTCCAGAAAAAATACTTAAATTTATAGCTACAAATCAATCGTTATATGTATAATTTAAATAATATGCGTAAATAAATTAAATATAGAAATATATATTATTAATAATAGCAATGACAAAACTAATAGAATATATAGCTATGGCAAAATTATGTGAATATAAAAAGCCACAAACAGAATATAATAGTTGGACCGAAGGTGATTTTATGTATGATTCATTCAATATAACGCTTTCTAACCCAACACAATTACAGGCACTTCTTATAATGTGTAATAAAAATTCATTCGCATCTACATATTTTAAAAAAATGGCTAAGGAGTATATAGCAAAATTTAAAACATAAATAGTATTAATATATTTTTTATATTAAATATTACATATATGAGTATTAAGTGGAATGGTCGTCCAAATAATCCTGATGTAGGTGTGGGGAATAAATTATTCTATTTTTTTTCTGCTGTTATACATCGTGATAAATATAATATTAAAGTAATAAGTGATGGTAAAGGCCCAGAAAAAAAAATAAAAAAAATAGTAAAACTAATCAATACATATAATCTATTTTACAATAAAGAAGAAATACCCAAAAATGTTAAAAAAACGAAACATGTTGAAGCTATATATGACAAAAATGGTAATCTACCATTTTATGGAAATGATATTTGTCATATTTTGTGTGATTTTTATCACAATACAAATACTATTGTAAAAAATAAAAAAACAGTATTTTCTTACATAAATATAGATTATTATAGAAAAAAAACTCTTGAAAATATAAATTACAGTATAAAAGAGAATGATATATTATGTTGTGTTCGATTAGGTGATTTTAATCGTGGAAAAGGTAATGTATTAAATCCTGATTATTATATTAATATTTTACGTGAAATTTCAAATAAAAAAAATAACATAATTGGAAAAATATACATGTGTATTTTTAATAATAAACCTGGAGTTATAGAAAAATATTTAACTTATTTCAAAGAATTTGATGATAAAATTGTATTAATTGAAGGAAAAGACGAACATCATGATTTTTATTTACCATTTTTATTTAAAACAATTATCATGTCAAATTCAACATTTTGTTGGTGGTCTATATTTTTAAATACAGATGAATCATGTAAGGTTTATATGCCCGATATATTTGAAAAAAAACCAATTGGGGGAGGATTTTGTGGATTACCAGTAATGCATACTACAAGTGAAGTTAGACCTTCTCAAAAGTTTAAAATATTATTGTAATTAATGACACATTATTTACGCGCAATATCATAATTTTCTATAAACCACTTTACGCTTTTTCTCAATCCTTCGGAAAAAGGCGTAAAATCAAAATGCCCAATCTTTGTCATTAGTTTTTTATTTGATGCTGTTTTTTTATATTGACCATCTTCTCCTTCTCCTGTAATATTTAACATATTTTCATAATCAAATTCCTTTGATATATGAGTTGCAACATCTTTTATACTTATTTCACTTTCTCCGGGAGGAGATAAAATAATAGGTTCATCTTCATTATAATATTCTGTCACCCATAAAATAAGTCTTGCTAAATCATCCGAATATATAAATTGTCTTAGTGGAGTTCCAGAACCAACTATATCAAAAGTTTTACCTTGTTTTTTTGCGTTGAAACATTTATGAATAAGACCAGGTATTACATGAGCGTCGTTAATATTATAATTGTCATTTGGTCCATAAATATTTGTAGGGATAATAGATACAAAATTACAACCATATTGATTTCTATATGCTCGACACTGAATATCCGCCAGACGTTTGGCATAGGCATATGAATCATTTGATAAATGTGGTGGTCCATTATGTAACATACTCTCGTCTATTGGATAAGTAACATCGTCTGGAAAAATACATGTCGATAAACATACTACACATTTGTTTACTTTAAATTTATGACACATTCGAAGAACGTTGATATTCATTATCACATTATCTTCAAGCATTTCTACTTTTTCTGTCATATTTCGAAATAAACCACCAACTCTTGCTGCTAAATGTATAACACAATCAGGTTTTTTTGTAAGAAAAAGATCATATACTTGTTTAGTATCAGTTAAATCACACATTTTTGAAGAAATAAATAACATATTTTTATAAGAGGGATTATCTTTTGTTATACGGTGTATTGCCGAACCAACCAACCCATTTCCACCAGTAACAAGAATCGTTTTATTTGTTGATTCTATCATTATTATATATTATTATTATTAGTTAAAATTATAAATGTATTTTTATAATTTTACGAATCAATCATATTTACTCTAACCTTACGTCTAACATGTTCTTCTTCCATGAAAACAAATACCCGGAACATACCAGATTCGTAATTTTCCATATATTTTCTATGTGTCATACGTGATGTCAGCTTTAATTTAGGTAAATAAACCATATATTGATACAACCCATCATCACGTTCAGCGCGATCAAATACAACACCATTAAATGATTTTTCCATAATATTGGGTTCTGTAACACACAACTTCAATAAGTCACAATCACACTGCACTTTTCTTATAGCACGCATACTTGTATTTATAATTTCCATTTTTTCAACCGTTGTCCATTTATTGTAAAATTCTATTGCTTTTGAACTGGGAACTATAAGATTATTATTTTTTTGAAATGCTATCAAATTTAACAGATCAACCAACCGTCGAATAGGTGATGTAATATGAATATAACAACCCAATTCCATAATCTCGTGTTCTGTGCTTATTCGATGAATATATTGACCAGTGTAATTATTCCAATTATGAAGATAAGAATATATATCTTCCGGTAGTGTTTTTGGAATACTCACCTTGTTTCGAAATACAGCAGCACGATAAATACCATTATCACTCTGAACACTCATATTTTTAGCAGTATCGTGATTCATTAACATCATAAGATATGCTACAACATCATGAGGACTTTTTACCTTAGGCATACCCTTGTGTATGTCTTTATGGGTTGTGTATAATATTTTACAAATACCAGCAACTTTATTATATAAATTATCTTGTAATAGTTTATCCGAATCATATGTGTAATTTTCACTTACTGAAATAAGAGCATTTGTATATCGAACATCCACAATACCACTTTCTAATGTTATTTTTATATCCATCGCAATCGCAAAACGGTTTTCATTCTTTTTGAGACTACATATAGAGTCGCTTAATAGTGTGGGAAGCATCGGGCGTTTACGGTCAGGAAGATATACTGTGGCAACTCTCTCAGAGAATGATTCCCATAGTTCAAGTTCCTCCAACCACAAAGTAACATTTGATACATAAATCGTTAGAATAAAGTAACCATTATATTCCTTTAGACCAAAAGCATCATCGAAATCTGTCGCACCCTTAGGATCTATAGTAATAATACGGTCTTTTAATCTACTATCTATTTTATTATTTTTCATTATAGAATTAATAACATCTACATTTATGTCACGACCTTTAACTACATCATGAACATCTTTTGTGAATTTTTTTATAGAAGCATTAAGAGTTTTACAATATAATATATATTCATAATAGTGAGCAATAATATTAACAGGACCTATATTTTGAACCAAAGTTCCATGTGGGTGTTTATTTTCCCAACTATTAAATTTAAATGTTACATAAAGATTATAAGGATGTTTTGAAAACTTCATATGTTTTTCTTCATATGGAACAACAAATATTGGTAATCGACGATCATCAGGAACACATTTGTAAAATAATTTTTTAATATTAGTTGGGTGACGACCATATGTTTTTGAACCAACTAATACTAATATTCCAGGAATATGTGCTACATTTCTAACAATAGAATGAATTATTGAAGTATTTTTATTAGATTCGTTATAATTTATAACATCGCCGTTGAAAATATGATGTATCACAGGATTGAAATTTTCAAGATGATTAATTTCACTAAGTGTCGTATCATCGTGCATACTCCATTCTTCATAATTACGGTCGTTAATCGATATTTTGATATTAGTGTTCATGTTGTTTTATAATACATTATTAAACGTATTGAAATCAATTTTAAATAAAACCGGTTATTTAAAATTAGAATGCTCCAAATAATTGTTAATATTAATAATATTAATTTTATTATATGTATCATATTTGTATTACAAATTTAAACGAGATAATGGATAAAAAAAAGAAGAAATAAAACAAGTAATAATTACTGATGTTAAACAAGACCTTCGGGACCAGGCTATGCATCAAATGTTGATAGAAATACTTAAACACCAAGAAGGATAATTTATCTTTTATACTTTCTTGTTTTTCTAACTCTTTTACCACCTATGTTATGATTTAATTGTTTAAGAAGATTATTTATTTCTTTAAGTTTATTTACGTCATTAAGAGAACGAATTGTGTCATCAGCAATTTCTAATTCCTGGGATGAAGAGTTCTTAGTAATATTCATTTTTTTTATGTTATTTGTAAGAATGTTTTTTATATCTTCTATATTCTTTTTCTGGTCTTTATAAGGGGACTTTTTACGACTTGATTTTGAATGTAGTTTTCCGCTGCCTCCAAATTTAACAGGGCCTTTCCTATTTCCATCTTGAATATTATTCATAAATCCTTTAAATGTTTTACTATTAAGATTTTTTTTTGGTTCTATTAAAGGTGAATGTGTTTGTATCATTTTTAACACATCACTTAAAGCACCCCTTTCTAATAAATCCAGTAAATGTTCGCTTTTTTTACCACTCTCTAATATATCCAGATCATCTTGAGAATTCTTTTTGTTTTTATTTGAATCCTTTTTTTTACTGGAGATTATTGTATTACCACTACCATTCATTTTTTTTATTTTACGTGATATTTTTTTGTATTTACGTGTTGCCATCAATTAATATATATTAATATAAAAAAATATGAAATATGTTTATATTAATGATTTCCAACACATGGTAAACAAGATGTATATCCATTATTCCTATAAAAGGATGACATAAAATGGTCGTTCATATTCATCATTTTTGAGACGGATGTTTTAACAAGTTCCCCAGATTCATTCGAATAATATATTTTTTTAATTTTTATTCCTGTTTTGTTTGGTAGATCATTCATAGCAAGAACGCATCTTTCACATAGTCTTGACATACCAACATTTGAACCTGATTTAGATATGCGAATGACAACTAAATCATATGCTTTTTTATTCTTCTTTTTTATTTTATCTCTGTGTTTTCTTGCTACTTTTCTACAAGCATCTATTTCAGCATGTGTTGAATCATCACGTTCGTATGAACTATGATGGTTTTCCCCATAGTTCTGTGTTCCATTTAAAACACCACTTTTTTTGCCCCGCCGGGAAGAGGTACGCCGCATGATTACCCATTCCAAGAAGATTGCCCTTCAAACGCTTATTTATCAAATTAGTCACCAAATTATTCATCTTTTTATTGATTTAAATTGTTAGATATATTTAAATCAATTTTAACAAATCATTTATTTGAAGTAAAAAGTTTGTAAAGCTTAGCTAAGCAGTACACTATATCTACTATTATTTTAAAGTAATCAAATTTCTTTAAAATAGATGGAATATTTGTAACTTCATTAATTACTACTAATCCATCACTTTCATCCATTTATATTATAAAAATAATTATTTACTTTAATTTATATACAGTATATATGGATTATACAAAAAATAATATAGTTAAACCAAAAATACTTATAGTTGGTGGTGGTATAGGTGGTCTTTCATGCGCAACCGCACTTGCTGAAACTGGAAAATTTGATGTAACTATTTTTGAAAGTGAAATTTTTGGAGGTCAAGCAAGCACACAAACATCTAAATT